TGAAGAAATACTTCCAGCCGTTAAATCTGCTCCTTGGTCAAGTCCTACCATAAAAAATTGGTGGTTTCTTGTTTCAACAATTACTCTTGGTCTACCTGCAGCCAACAATTTAACTTGTTTTGTAGTTGCAGCATTTTGTGTCTTCAATTGAACTGTCAAAACTTGCTCGTAAAAAGTAGTTCCGTTGTCTCTTGAGGTTTGGATAGTTTGCTCAAATCCATTAGCACCTTTCAATTCGTATTTGTACAAATTTAATGCAGTCGCTCCTACGGGATCCCAAGTTGCGATTTGGTCAGTAAATTCTGCCGCACCATAAACAGCGGATTCAGAAGCTAAATCGCCATAATTAGCGAAGTATATATTTAAAAGACCAGAAATTGAATCTTTACATGATTCAAGTCTTCCCATTGTAACATCACATGCCATATTTTTAAGTATTAAAAAAGGGGAAAGGATTAACTCCAATCCCCTTAAAGTTTATAATTTATTTAATTAGTTTGCAGCGTTAGGAATTCCGTATGTAACTACGTCTTCGATTGCTCCAATTTGCACACCTGCTGTATAACGCATGATTACTCGGACATTTTTGTCTCCTAATGTAACCGATGTATCCAAGACCTGTACTTCTGACATATCACTCATTAATCCTGTACCGAAATACAAGTTAGAAGACTGCGCACAAATTGCAGTATTAGCAGCAAGTCCATTAACAACGAATAATGGAATACCATCAAAAGAAAGTTCTCCGTTTGTATACCATTGTGTACCTTGTGCGTTTGTACCTGCGTTAGATGTTGCAGCAACACTAAATCCACCTAATGCACGAACGTAAGCACGAGCAACTCCTGAAGGAACGTAGATTTTCAAATCTTCTTTTCCGTAAACTGTAGCTGGAATAGCATCTACAATTTTACCAAGTTCAGTAATAACTGTTGCAGCAGCAGAAATAGCGGATGTTCCTGCAACTTCTTGAGCAGCTGGCAATAAAGCATCTGTAGAAACGATTGAACCAAATCCAGCAAATTGTCCTGAAGTAGCACCAATACCCGTCCAAATTGAAGCTTCTGTAGCAGCAGCAACTTTTTCAGATACGTGAGCGATTAAGAAATCAGAAAATGTTTTTGGCAATGTATCGAATGCAGAATAACCCATTGAAATTGCTTCCCAATCGGATGCAAATGTTGACTTACAAAGGTTAAGATTTACTTGCAATTCTTTAGGTTGAATTACTCTTTCAGTTAAAGCAACAGTTCCAGTTGGTGTGAAATCACATGATGCATCTTTAATAAGGTTAGCATCTGTAGCAACTTTCTTAACTACTGATTTGAATTTTACGTTTGGCATTACTGTAACTCCACCTTTGTCGATAGTTGGAGCAGATAAAAGAGCAGCAGCAATGTATTTCCCTGCAAACTCACCAGCATACGATGTGCTGATATTTACTGTTGTTGGCATAATTTAATTTTTTTTAAGTTTATATTATTTATTTAATTTCTCATAGATTGAATCCATAACTGTTCTTGAACGATTTTGCGCATATTTCATCCCCTCTACATTTGTAGTATTTTCAGGATTAAACGAAATAGGCTTTGGCGTTTCAGCAAGTTCAACTACTTCTTCAACTTTAGATGTTTCAATTTGTGCTTTTAATTCTACGATTTCAGCTTTCAATGCTTCTATTTCCGAGAAGAAAGATTCTTTAGTAACTGATTCGATAGTTTTCTTTGGTGTTACAGATGCAGTAGGTGCTTCAACTTCCGCAGCAACTTCTTCTTCAACAACTGCTTCAGGTGCTTCTTCTTCTTCCATTTTCTCTTTGATTTCAGCAATAACACCTTCTGCCATTACTACCAAAATACGTCCGTCTTCCATTTCGTATTCACCGATTGGAACTGGAATTTTTTGTTCGTCTTCTGTTACTATAAAAACTTCCATTTCAGGCTCGAATGAATCAGCTTCTAACACTGTCATTCCATCAGCAAGTTTCATTTGCTCTAGTTTTACTTCCATATTAAGTAAAGTTTTAATTTGATTTATAATATTCATATTACTATAATTAAATTGTTATTATTTTGTTTTAATTTTTTGCTTAATTACTAACGATAACCCTTGTTGTGCTTGTTTTTTCTACGTTATTTATTGTGTTAGAAATTGCGCTTCCAATTCCTTGCGCTTGTAAACTTCCATCGCAACATTTAGAATCGTATGTTCCGTTCTTGCATAAGCATCCTCGTTTACCACCTTTAGGTGATGTTTTGCTTGGTGTTTTATTTTCCATTATTAGTTATTATTTGTTTAATTTTTTCTATTAACTCTTGTTCGTCTTCTATTGCTTTTAATTCCATATTATCCGAAAATCTACCCTCGATTGAATAGCCTTTAATTTTACCCGCTTTAACATCGTTCCAAACATCTTCATTATCTACTTTCATAGCGACCATCCAGGTCCCCTTTGGAAATGAAAATCCGTACAATTTAGATTTGTCCATTTCAGAATCTTCAATTATCCACGATTCCACAACTGACATATCCTTTAACTTTTGGTTATGTTCCATTGTAACCTCATTTTGATAGTTACGCATTAAAAACAATTGACTTGCTTTTTCGATTGTGGCTTCGGAAAACCAAATATCATATACCTTATCATTCTTATCTAATCTCGGTATTTTCTTATTTGGAATTAAAGCAGCACCCATAAGTACCTTCTTCTCCTCGTCAATTACTTTCAATTCCACTACTTGTTCCGATAAAGCAATAAAATCCGATTCAATTGCAGGCTTATTTACTACCGATATTGCGAATACCTCATCCGTTAAATTCGTCTCGTCAATGATTAGTTCTATTAATTGTCTTTTCTCCATATCTCTATAATTTAAAAACTTGCATTTTGTATTCGATTTCTATCTAATGCTTGAGCCGATGTAACCTCACCACTTACTACATACGCTTGAATAGGTTGCCCGCCAAGTTCAGCAAGTTGATTAATTCCTGAATTGCCTACGATGTTAAAGTTTGGTGCAGTAACACCACCACCACCACTTGGTGCAGTTGGTATATTTCCACCACCGCCGCCACCATTCGGAGTTTTAACAGATGTAATTGCTTTGATATTTTTAATACCAGCAGCAATTGCAATACCCGCATTTATTGGTGCTAATACAGGTCCTACAAATGGAATTCCAACAGTTGCAGAATAAGCCTTTTGAGCAGACAAAAATGTTTCTATTGTTGCTGCTGCAATTGCTGCTGCTTTACCTGCTGCCGTTTGTTCACCTAATAAGTTAGCTAATTGTGCGAAGGTATTAGATACCGCTTGAGCAGCTTCAATCTTTTGGTCTCTTGTTAATTTTGCTAATGCTATTTGTGCGGCAGCATATTCCTTATCAGCTGCTAAATCTTTATCCCTTGCATCTTTATTAATTATAGCCTCTGCGTCAACTTGTTCTTTTAATAAATCTAAACTTGTTTTGATATGCTCATTTTGGGTAAGCAGTTTTAAAGAATTTACTTCCTCATCTTTTTTAGCATTTTTATCTAATGCATTCGTATTATCTTCCGTTGCTTTAGTTGTTTTTTCAACTTGCTCAACATATTTTTTACCGCCATTGGTTAATTTATCAATATTATTTTGAGCGTTATTCGCAGCACTTCCGTAGTTTTCAAATCTTTGTTTTGCACTTTCAAGTTGTTGCTCTAAATCTTTAATAGATTGTTGTTGTTCTTTAACTGCTAAACTTGATTTTTTAGCTGCCTTTTCATAACTTTCTTGATAAGTAGTAGCACCACCAAAACCACCCGCAGTTCCACCCCCAGTAACTGTTTGTTGACTTGCTTTGCCTGCTTCCTTATCCGCTTTCTCTTGCTCTTTTGTTAGTCTAATTAACTCTTTTTTATCCTTATTTATTTTAGCATTTAATTCGTCTTGTTTAGCTAAATTTTTAGTGATTAATTCCTCACGAGATTGTAGGATATATTTAGCCTTTTGATATTCAAGATAGTTAGCTAATTCACTATTTAATGAAGATTGAAACGCAGTCTCATCTTTTAAATTTTTTAATGTTGTTCCGTATTGTGCATTTACTTTTTTAATTAAATCTTCACGTTCTTTACTACCTGCGTTCGTATCTTTTAATCTTGATATTAATGTAGCAAATTCAGCCGATTCTTTTGATACCGCTTCCCTTTGTTCTTTTGCAGACTCAGCAACCG